CACAATGAAAGTTTTAATTTCCCGACTTGGTACGAATCCGCACCGTCTTCTTTTGTGATTTCCACTTTATTATTTACCTCGCCATAAGAAGCAAAAATAACATCACCATACTTAATTGCGCTGGTTTTTTTAGCTAACAAAAGTTCTTTGTTTGCTAGAACGTGCTTGATGTTTTCCTCTCTTGTCATTTCTTTATAATTTCGTTAGATGACTTAACAATCGTTTTAATTTGCTTGATGGCTTCAATTTCTTTGGGTGTTAATTTACTCATCTTAAAAGTATTTGAATCAAAATTAATCTAAATTTGTGAATATTATTAAAAAATTCTGAAATGGATATTATTCAAAAATTTTTCTCCGCGCTTGGATGGGGTAACTCGAATTACTACACAACTCAACAAATTGGAAGCGTAGCACCTCAGTGGGTAAACACCTCCGATAAATGGAACTTGTATAATACTATTCCAGAACTTAACGCAGTGATTAACCGATATGCTGACATGGTCGCAAGTGCCAACCCTGTGGTATTAGACTCAAAAGGAAACGTTGTTGAATCAAATGCAAATAACATCTTTAGATTGATTGACCGCCCGAATGCTATGCAAACGTGGGGCAAAATGATGAAGATGATTGCAATCAATCAATGCGTGACAAATAACGTTTTAGTGTATGCGCCAAATGGTTCGTTCGGTAAATTGCAACTTTTACCGTTGGCATTCAACAACGTGAAAATTGTACCTACGGGAAAGAATTTGATTTCGGTTGACTTAGGGAGCTTCATCGAGAAATTCCAAATACCAACGTCAAGAATTGACGATTATAAGGACTTCATGCCGGACGAAGTGATTTACATTTCGGAAATTGATGGTATAAATTTATTCGACTCAAAGTCAAAGATTGACGCTTTGAAAATGCCATTGTCAAACTTGGAAAAGCAATACGTCAAAAGAAACGTTTTACTTGTGAATATGTTTTCACTTGGTATTTTATCAAGCAACAACTCGGACGGTATTTCTGCAATGCCTATCGAATCGGAGGATATTGAAAAGATACGTCGTGACATAAAGAAACGTAACGAAGGCGAAGTAATCATAAGCGACAAGCCTTTAAAGTTTGACCCTATGACGTTCCCAGTGCGCGACTTGATGTTGTTTGAAGAAATGAACGCGGACAAATTAGCAATAATTGACGCATACGGATTGAATCAACACATGTTCGGACAAGGTGAAGGCGGTAAAGGTTCTACATTCTCAAACGTGGAAATGGGTGAACGTCAAGCGTACAACTCGACAATTATTCCTGCAACTGAAATCTTGTACGATGAAATCACAAAACAAATCGGACTTGATAAAGAAGGTATGTATTTGGTTCCGGACTTCACACATGTTTCGGTTCTGAAATCAGACGAAACAAAATCATCTGAATCACTATTGAAACGAGCAACGGCAGTTGAGAAAATCACTACAATATTGCCAACAATCAGCGAGGAGGAAAAACGCAAGTTGTTAGGAATCTAATTTCGGCAGCATCGATTGAACAAATAGCGCGAATCCGGTAACGGCATCCGGTGCGTCGTCATTCTTGTTTTTACCTTCTTTTTGATAGTTTTTCAAGTTGTGAATGAATTGCCCGTATTCGCCAATTTGCCCTTCTAGGAATCTAAAACGCCTTAGCGCATAACTTGAATTCATGATGATACGCGTCTCTTTGTTTTGGTTATTGATTACGGGAAGTAACTTCGTTTTCGTTTGCGCTCGCAACATCTTGATGAATATCGCACCCATTCCGTTGGTTTCAACACGTGAGTAACTTACTTTATTATCATTTAACACCATTGCACAACGTGGAATTGTTACGTCAACATTTGCTTTTGTGAACACTACATCAGTTATAAACACATCTTTGTTCACAACGTGACCGACTACCATACACAAGAAATCGCCTCCCTCGTCTGCAACGTCAATGTATGCGAATGCGCCTTCGCTATGTTTTTTAACCGCGTCAATGTCTTTGAAGTAGCGTAAATCTTCAAACAAACGACCTTTGATGTCGACAGGTGTTTGCATGTATTCAGCCATCCAAATCTCCTCGCGAGTCTTTTGCTTTTTCAACAAATACTCCTCCGTTGTCATTACGCTTTCACAAAATGAACGAAGCTCGTTGTCAACTTCAATAAGTGCTGGTACAATGATTTGTTTGTCGTAATATCCTTGCTCGGCATTTTTACCGATAATGTCGTCACGTGTCCACCTGGTACCAATATCAATTTCAGCGCATCCCGTTTCCTTTCGTGAATCGTGTGTTGCCTCTTTCCATGAATGTGTTTTCTCGCGTATTGTTTCCGACATTGCATCTTCCATTGAACGAAAAAGGTCATCGGTGATCGCGAGCTTTGACGCACCGAACCCGATAATCGTACCACCAACTCCTTGACCGAAATAACCTACTTGTTTTGATTGATTTGTGTTCCATCCGCTTACGCTGGCTTTATCTTTTGATAGTGTGACGTGTGGAAATACCTTTGCAAACTTTTCGCTCTTTACAACGTCACGTGCATCGTATGAAAGTTTTTCGGCTAATCGAGCGGAGCAAGTATTTCGCATTACACTTTCTTCAGGATATTTACCAAGAATCCAAGCACAAAAAAGAGTCGTTATGTACGATTTTCCTGCACGTGGTGGAAGTGACACCGAAAGCGTTTTAAGTTCACCATCTGCAACTTCTTGGAACGCTTGCGCTATTTCCTTTAAGAATGGGCGCGCCTTGAAAAAGTCGTAATTGTAGTAATAGCAAAAAAGTACGAAATTGTCTTTTGCTCCAAGTCTTAATATTTCCTCGATTTCATTATAACTTGTCTGCAATTTGTTGGATTATTTCGGTAGGTATGTGTTGAGCAACCTGGTTCAATTTTTCGTGATCGCTAGTGATGTCTAATTTATCGCCGTACTTTTTTGGTTGCATTTTGGAAAGCATCCATTTGCGTGTGTCAATTTGCAATTTATTACGGTGAATTACGTTGTGGTCCACACGTTTGTTTCCGTCAGCATCAATGTAAACGTCTTCACCTTGTTTGTCGGCAAGCTCCTTGATTTCATCAAAAATTAAGTCTGCACGTTTAGAACATGCACGCGCGTATTGTTTCGCATTTAATTCGTCAGAATCCAACCATTTTTCAAACAAATCTGGGTGTACCCCTAGCCTTTCTCTCGCCTTTCTTTCGCTAAGTCCTTCGTATTCAATTAATTGCAATACTTTGAAAAAGTTTTCGGGTGTGTTCTTAACAGGTTTTGGACCTCGTTTTTTCGGGGGTGTTTTCGGTGGTGTTTTTGATGTCGTTTTCTTCTTTTCCATGTGTTGAATGTTTAGTCAAATTTACAAAATATTCGTGCATAAAAAAGGAGTTGCCATGTCAAACAACTCCTTTCCTAACCAATCAAACAAAAAAACGAATCGATGTAAAACTACAAATTAAATTTGTGTGAGTCGATGAATTTATAAAATTTAGAAACGCCGTCTCTTTGCTCACGTCTAACACTAAATGTCAAAATACGACCTCCGAGTGGCTTGGGTGGTGCGCCTCGTTCAACGTGCCAACCTCCTGCGCCAACTCCATATTCTTCTTTGTAAGTTCCTGTAATCATCAAGTGAAGTTGACGTTGCATGATTTCATAACCTTTCACTCCAATGTGTCTAATGCTTTCGCGAACATCGTTACGCGCTGCGTTTTCGTGAATGTGTCCCATTGTGAAAACATCGAAATCCTCACACATTTCCAAAGCGCGTGTTAAATTGATTGCTCCTTTTGTTACGACTCCACCGCCTCCAGAACCGTGAAAATATTTTATCTTGCATGAAGCTCCACCGCCTGATTTGCTTTTGTCATCTAAGTTGATGATAAGCCAACCACCGTAACCTCCGACTTGAACGTTTGAGTTGTTTGTGTAATTTAGCAAGTCAACAAAGCGTCTTAAAATGTCGGTTTCTTGCCATTTGATTATTGCGGTGTTACCCGAATAAGCTACTTTTCCATCAATGCGCGTGATAAAGCATCCTGAAGGCATGTTCAAGCAATAAACTGTTCCGTCAAAATTTTCGTGTTTAATCTTTACTTTTTTATCCTTGATGATGTCTTTTGAAATGGTGCAACGGTATTGCGTTTTTCCGTTTGCGAATCCGGAAGCATTTTCACGAATTTTGTAATTAAAATGATAGCCGTTTAGAACACATGCCTCTTGAACTACATCCACATCATTTTTGCTTGTTGTGTTCCAGGTGATTGTATTTTCGTTTGATTGATGTCCGTCCGTTTGCTCGATTGTATTGATTAGATTTTGGAAATTGTACCCTGTTAACTTTCCAAAGTATTTAGGAAGTTGTTTGACCCCGTCAAGCATCGCAAATAAATCGCGAGCGTAATCCCCGTAAATTCTAATGTAATACGGCTGTAATACATTTACCCCGCCTTTTTTCGCTTCCTTAAACGTATATTTAATTTCGTTTTTATCAAGAATCGACTTAATGTATTCGATTTTTTCTGGTTTGCTTAGCTTAAATTGAATGCGTTTTTTCGTGTGATTTTCATTGTATTTAGCATGATCAACTAAAGTCGCATCCATTACGATTGCCGTCAATATTTCCACAAATGGATTAATTGCTGCAAATGGATTAGCTAATTTTCTTCCATGTGGCAAATCTTTGTCCGAAATTGTATCAATATCCTCAGCATTTATTTTGGTCATGTCCTGAAGAACAACGGCGTGTTTTCCCGATACAATTTGCTTTGTAAACGAACCTTCAATGTGAACGAGCTTATCTACTTTTTTCGATACCAAAGCATTTGGATATTCGTAGTAGATTTCGTTTTGGTCGAATACCGCTACGCTATCAGTTAGGTCAATTTCCTTGATATTTTTCCAACCTTTGAACGTCAAAACTTCCGTGTCTTCTCGGTAGCATTCATGATTACCATATCCAATAACAGTAATTAAATGAGCGTAAGGTGAAAACCATTCAACAGCCGTATTCACGATTGAATCCAAATAATGCGAGTTGTTATGTTCTGGTCTAATGTCATCTTTTGACGATCTACGATCACCGCGACCTTGCATCAAACAAAACGTGTCTCCATTTAGCATGATAGGTATGGAATTTTTCAAGCAATAATCCATGTGCTTTTTCAGTAAATCCCAATCGCATTTTGGATTGTCCCAGTGTAAATCGGAAAGGATTGCGAGTTTAAAATTCTTTCCGCCAACCTTCAATTGGTGAACGTTCTTACCGTGTTTGATTAACTCCATTTGCGAAATTTTTTATAAATGTAAAGAAAAAGCCAACCTAAGTGGTTGGCTTTGCGTTATTTCTTTTTGAATAACTTGAACATCCTTACGATAAATCTCGCTTTTCTTTGTTCGGGGTACGCTCCGATTATTTCAAGTAGTTTCGAGTACATAGGCAAGCGTGAAACCGCGCGATTTAACGCCCTATCTCGTAAAGCTCCATCAACAATAATGCGCCCAATTTGCTCGTATTGCTTATTTGTTAATGAATTTTGGATTGTCTTTTTGCGTGTAAAAAACGCTTTGATTCTAGAAAACATAAGTCAAAAATTTATAAATACTAATGAATATTAATAGCATCAAAACGCGGTAAAGTCCGAGTAATGCTATCCAGTGCTTGTCGTGATTCTTTGCTAAGTCCTGGTGCCATTTGTTCTTGATAAATGGAAACATGTACATCCAAATTCTATCAGCAAAAAACAAGTACGCCCATGCAGGAAATAGAACAATGAATGCGGTTATTTGTAGTGCTCTTTTCATCTCTTACGATTGTATTCGTTTACAATTAAAGCGCACCAAAACGTGACAAAAATACCAAGCAATCCTATAATTGGAAGCCTAAATACTTGCGATGTTCTCCATGATCGTGTTCCAACTTTGTTTATTAGGTTTTGACCTGTGGCGTAGGAATACATCCCTATCAGCCACCAAAAAAATAGTATTGTCATATCAAAAATTTATCAATTAATACTCCAAGCGCAATTACAATAACTAACGCTCCTGAAACGTCAATACCTAGCATTGACGCTTCATAATTTTCTTTTCGTTTGTAGCTCATTTACTTCTTTTTAATGTGATAAACTATGATTGTTAATTGTATACTGATATACGTTCCAAAAAAAATTAATATGTGTTCCATGTTACTTCCTTTTTCGTTTATTTCGATTAAACTTCTCCATGAACTCAATCATGTTGCCCATTGTCCTGCTTGATATGCTCCCATTTCCATTGATAAAGTCATTTATCTTGACGCTGTTATTGTAGCCGAATGAATGACAAATCATGTGCGGAGTCATGCCTGGATTAGCTAAGCAAAAAGCAATAACTTTGTTCACGAACTTGGTTTCGAATTTAGTTTGTAGGCTCATCTTTTTTGATTTGTTTTAACTGATAAGCATCAGGATGAATTAGGTCTTTAGGCAAATGTTCTTGTAAGTAACCATTTACATAAATATCAGTCTGATACCCGTTTGCTTCCCGATACACCTTGTGAGTATGCGCCTGATACATTGAAGTGCATTCCAAATCATAATCAGGAATGCTTGGTGATTTTATTTCAATCTTCATGCTTCTTCGTTTTTATATTGCGTTGTGAAATATTCCAAAATTTTGGTTTCTACGATTAATTTTACTTCTGGCAATGTCGTGTATTTAATTGCATCGTTAAATAAAGCAACGCGAGCTTTTGCGCCTTCAATCAAGTTGTCAGCAACAAGTAACTTCATTTTAATTTCTCGGTCATCTACATCGGTGTAGGTTTGTTTCAAAATGAAGAACTTTTCGCCTGCA